ACGGATCCACTATAGAATTTTTCTCCGCTGATTCGGAAGCCCGCCTCCGTGGGGCAAGGCGGCAAATCCTCTACATAAACGAGGCCAACAATATCGATTTCGATTCCTACTACCAGTTGGCGATTCGTACAAGTCAGGAGATTTACATCGACTTCAACCCCACCCACGAATTTTGGGCGCATACGGAAGTCCTCCCCGAAACGGATGCGGAGTTCCTCATCCTCACATACCAAGACAACGAAGCCCTTCCCGACACCATCCGCAACGACATCGAACTGAATCGCACCAAAGCCGAAACATCCGCATACTGGGCCAATTGGTGGAAGGTGTACGGCCTCGGCCAAGTCGGGACGCTCCAAGGGGCGATATACGGCGATTACACGGTGGTTGAGGGCATTGACCCATCCACGATGAAATTCGTCGCCTACGGCCTCGACTGGGGCTTTAGCAACGACCCTACGGCCTTGGTCGCCGTGTACCGCAGGGGGGACGACTTGTTTGTGCATGAGTTGCTCTACCATCGGGGGCTCACCAACTCCGATATTGCCACCCGACTGAAAGAGTTCGGCATCACAAGGGCTTGGGAGATTGTGGCCGATTCGGCAGAACCGAAGTCAATCGAGGAAATCTATCGCCTCGGATTCAATATCAAGCCCGCATCCAAGGGACCCGATAGCGTCAGGCAGGGAATTGACATCGTGAAGCGGTTCAACCTTCATGTGACCAAGGATAGCACCAACCTGATTAAGGAGCTCCGCAGTTACACTTGGGCCACCGACAAGGACGGCAAGGACACGGGGGTCCCGATAGATTCCTACAACCACGCCTGCGATGCGCTCCGCTATGTGGCCTTGAATAAACTTGCCGTGAGCAATTCGGGGAAGTATCTTGTGGTGTAACTTTGGGGCATGAACCTTGAATCCCTCCTTGAACTCGCCCTCGCCATCGGTCGGGTCGTACTGGCCTTGGTCTTTATCGGCTGCATCTTAACCCTCCTCATGCAATGAAACTCATCCACTACTACCACATCTATTGCGGCGGCGGCGGCCAATGGCAACTCATCATGCACCAACACATGATGGCCTTGTGCAATTACGGGCTGATAGAACAGTTGGACGAGATTCGGGTCGGCATCGTCGGTCCTCCCGACCAGCGGAAGTTGGTCAAGGATATACTGGACAACTCGCTTGTCGCCTCGAAGATTAAAATAGTTGTGACCCGAACCAACGCTTGGGAGCAAGCGACCCTCACCGAGATGTACCGAGCGAGCCAAACCGAGGATGTGGCCTACCTGTACGGGCATACCAAGGGCAGTTCCGACCCATCCTTGATAAACCAACTTTGGTGCAGGTCCATGGTGTTCTTCAATATCGTCGCATGGGAACGGGCCATCGCAGAACTCGCCAATGTGGATGCGGTCGGAGCCTATTGGCTGACCAAGGAAGAGTTCCCCCAAATCGCAGACCACAACAACCCCGACGGTTACCCCTACTTTGCGGGGACTTTTTGGTGGGCCAAGTCAAGCCACATTCGGGAACTTGGGGAACCAGTTCGGGAGCATCGCTGGCAGGCCGAGCATTGGATTGGGAAGCGTGAAGGCATGACCGTCTATAACTCCTGCAAGGGATGGCCTGCACCTGATAAGTTTGTCATCACATTTTAGCCATGCAACTGATTGTCGCACGATATAACGAGGACCTCACTTGGCTTAACTCTTTGCGATGCGTCCAAACGGTTTACAATAAGGGAGAGGATTTTGGCAACGGTTATTACCCATTGCGAAACATCGGAAGGGAATCGCACACCTACCTCTACCACATCTGCAACAACTACAACGACCTTCATAGTGTAACTATTTTCACTCAAGGCGACCCGTTTCCGCATTGCCCTGACTTTATCGCCAAGGTGCAGTTAATCATTCAAGACGGATTGGATGAACCATTCCGAAACCTGTCTAACTGGGTGCTACCTATTCAAGGGCTAAGTTGCACCGCATGGCCTCACCATTGCTGGCCAAACCTGCTCCCCGAAGTGGCTCACTCTTTATTTGGGGAGGACTTTAACCGCCCGATCTGGTTTGGTGCTGGAGCGATCTTCGCCGTGACCAAGGAGGCCATCCGTCGGCATCCTCTTTCGTTTTACGAGAAGGCTCTACGATTTTTTACCGACGGCGAACCAGACACGGGATGCCGTGGGTATGGACACGCATTTGAACGGCTTTGGCCCACAATCTTTGACGAATGATACACGACTTAACATCCCAAGAACTTGAACAACTGCTCCCAACTTTCGGGATGAACGATGAAATTCTAAACGAAATGCCAGCGGAGTTCTCCGAGCATTTTGGTAAAGGCGTGAAGTTTTGGCAGTACCCAAACCAATTCGCTCCGTATCTCAAGCACTTGTCAACCCTAAAGATTAATAGTTACCTTGAAGTTGGATGCCGTTGGGGTGGAACCTTTATATTGACCACTCGTTTGCTGGGAATCAAAAAGGGGATGGCTTGCGACCTAATACCCAAAAGCGAGATTTTGGAAGGGTTCAATGAGTTGGAAGACTTTCAGTACCTGGAAGGACCAAGCGCAGACCTATCAAAGATTGATGGTCAGTTTGACCTTATCTTGATTGACGGGGACCACTCATACAATGGCGTTAAATCCGACTTTGAAACCTGCCTGCGATTCAAGCCCAAATACATCGCCTTTCACGACATCGTTAACCAGGTATGCCCAGGGGTCCAGCAGTTTTGGAATGAAATCAAAGGGCAATACCCGCATCAAGAATTTACGGCGCAATACGATTCGGTTAACGGAACCTTCCTCGGTATTGGTCTTATTGCGCTATGAGTTTTGACTACCTGATTGTCGGTTCGGGTTTCTTTGGTGCAATATGCGCCAAGCATCTGCACGACCAAGGCAAGTCGGTTGTGGTCGTGGAAAAACGCAATCACATCGGAGGCAACTGCTACACGGAGCAGAAGGATGGCATTAACATTCACACCTACGGACCGCACATCTTCCACACCAACAATCCAACCGTTTGGGCTTGGATTAACCAGTTCGCAGAGTTTAAGCCTTTCCGATTGCAGGTGATGGCTACGGCAAAGGGAGATGTCTATTCGCTGCCTTTCTCCATGCACACCTTTGAGAAAGCCTACAACGCACGAACGCCCAATGAGGCAAGGTATCACATCGCCAAGGATTCTCAATTCATTACAGGGGAAGATAACTTGGAAACCGCTGCAATCAAGAAGGTGGGCCGCAAGGTGTACGAACTGCTTATCAAGGGTTATACCGAAAAACAATGGATGCGGGATGCGGACACTCTGCCAGCGAGCATCGTGAAGCGTCTGCCCGTTCGCTTTACCTACGACACGAACTATTTCAACGACACCTTCCAAGGCATTCCCGTTGGTGGTTATACGCAGATTTTTGAGAAACTGCTGGATGGTATTCCAGTAATGCTTGAAACGGATTTCTTTGCATCCCCATTGCCCGAATACAAGAACCTCATTTACACGGGTCCGATTGACAAGTTCTTCCGTTACAAGCATGGACCGTTGGAGTACAAGACCGTTATTCATAAGCACCGATATTATCCAAGCGACAATGTGCAGGGATGCCCTGTGATGAACTACTGCGACAAGAGCGTTCCTTATACCCGCATCATTGAGCATAAGCATTTTGAGGGCGTGCAGACGGAAGGGTCTTGGATAAGTACGGAGTTCCCCACGCCTTACATCGTGGAGCAAACCGACCCCTACTATCCCGTGAACGACGAACGGAACAACGCTATTTATGGGGCATACAAGGCAATGGCTGATTCCTTGCCGAATGTTTACTTTGGTGGCAGGCTTGCGGAGTATAAGTATTACGATATGCACCAAGTCATTGAATCCGCTTTAAACTTCTGCAAAGCAAACCTATGAAACTCCAAGACCTCACCATTGACCAGTTCCAACGCATCGCTGCGCTGGAGTTCAGTCCTGTGCTGACCGACTACGACAAGCGTGCAGGGGTCGTGGCGATAGTGGAGGGGGTGGATGTATCGCTCGTGAGAGAAATGCCCGCCAAGGGGCTTACTAAGCGTTACAAGACCATCATAGCAGAGTGGAACGAACTACCTACCTTGGCATATCGCAGGCGGTTCAAAGCGGGTGGCAAGTGGTGGATTCCGACCGTCTTCACGGACGAGTTGACCGCTGGGCAACTGATAGACCTGATGGACACCGATACCACCGACGAGAAGAAGTTGGTCCAAAACCTGCACCGCATCATGGCGACCCTTTGCAGGGAGGGAGGGTTCCTCGGTTACTTCCCGAAGAAGTACGACGGGGCAAGCCATCAAGAGCGGGCCGAACTGCTCAAAGCCCACGCCAAGATTGGCGATGTTTGGGGGGTGGTCAGTTTTTTTTTGCTAAGTTCCGAAAGTTACTTGAAAGTTTTGAGCGACTATTCCAAGCACCTGACCAAGGGGATGCAGGGCCAGTAACCAACCCGCTTGCTGGCTACGGTTGGCTGATGGTGGTATGGAGGATGGCCAACAAGGATGTGCTGAAATTTGAGGCCATCTTTGCAATGAAGGCGGTGGAGTTCCTGAACTATGCGCTGCTTATCCACGACATCTTGGAGGCCGAACGGATGGAAGCGGAGCGGATGCGCCGCAAGTAGGACACAATTTCGGTGGCTGGACATTTACCAGCATGGAGTTTGATGTATTCGTCGGTGGTTCGGGCAAGAAACTGACCGACTTGCAGAAGGAGGCCTTGGCCGATTTCGGGGTCAGCCTTGCGGATGGAGCGATTGAGAACAAGTCCTACGCTCTGGTCACCAAGTGGCTGGAGGGAGTGGTGAGGCTCGCCAAGCAGAACCTCGCAAACGCCAACGCCATTGCCAGCAACTCCCTTGCCCAAAGTATAACCGTTGAACCCATCACGCTAACCGATTCCTCCTTTGTCGTGGCTATCAAGGCCAACGATTACTGGAAGTTCGTGGACCTCGGTGTGAAGGGAACGCAGAAGAGCAGCCGTGCGCCAAATAGCCCGTTTCAGTATAGGAACAAGCGGCCACCCATCCGACCCATCCAAGAGTGGATTGCGTTTAAGAGCATCCCGCTGGAAGGCCGTGACAAGCAGGCAGCCAACCGTTCCTTCGCCATAAACATCGCCAACAAGATTCGGCGGGAAGGCTTACGGGCCACCAACTTTATGTCCAATGCCGCCACCAAGGAGATGGTGGATGTGCTTACCGAAAACATCGCCGAAGTCCTCGGCA